ATGCCGTAACCTTCGGAGGTGTTTAATGTTCCGTTGCTTACTCCGTTTACTCGTACACATGAGTTTGTAGGGGTATTGCCACATCCTACACCACAATTCACGCCCGTTGAATAAGGCTTTAAATTGGATGGTACTAATATTTGCACCTCGTTGCCTACGATGCTTTTATTTAAAACCAATTCCTTCACTACTCCAGCGGTAACTGAAACGTTTGCGGTGTATGAATAGCCGGCGGTGTCGTTTATGGTTACGGTGATAGTGCCCGTATTGTCAAAAAGTAAACGAACCTTTGATAAAACGATTTTATAAAACCGACATTGGGGGCGTTGTTTGTAGGCTACAATACCACGAGTATTGCCTACTACTCCCGCCGTTAAAATATTAGTTTTGAATGTACCGCTTGCCCAATTTTCAGCGGGTATGCTGTTTACTCGGTAGTTGGTGGCAATGAATGATTGAATATCACTATTTAAGCGCATCATGGCACGTTTGCGCACGTCCAATAAGTATTGGTAACCCGTTACGGTTTTCTCATCGTTTAATTGCGATGCTGATTTTAAGGTTATGCCCGGATAGTCCGTTATAAAATAACCGCTTAAACTTTCGGTGTCTGCATTACCACAAACTCCATGCACACCAATAATATTTTCAATACAACTCATTTCGATTTGTTTGTACAAAAATAAAACGCCCCACATAAGTGAGGCGTTTTAAATAGTGACATAGTAAATTAAGCGGCTGGTGTAGCACAAGCTGGAGCAGTCTCAGGGCATACGTCGTATTTAACGATACCATTGAAGCAACTGTCTTTACAACCAGTCAACGGCAAATTAAAGAACTTGTAGTAAGTCTTTAAGTGGTACTGCCATTTCTTACATTTTGGTTCGTACACGATGTTCAAGTCGAACAACATACCCGAAATAGGATCTTGTAAGGTTGTGTGCATGTACGTGCTATCCGTGCGCAATAACGCGGTTGGATCTACGCCATCCCAGTTAACCGATGATTGACGGCTCGAAAAGATTCCGCTATTTTCGGACCAACTTAAAATGTTAGCAACGCCCGGTAATAAAGCGAACATTACCTCGTTACCAGTTACGTCAGGATCGCAATTACCAGCAACGATGTTCTTGTCGTAGAAAGCAGGGAAGCGGCGCATGTTGTTCAACATAATACCCGCTTGATCCATACCTACATTGGCTTGAACCTCGGCGAAGTTTTTCACTTGACGGTTGCCTAACAATACTGGAGTAACACCACCGAAACCAGCGTCCGAGAAATCGGCCATGATTGAGGCATCAACAGAATAGTTTGGGGCGCCTAATGCGTTCAACAAGTTCAACGTTTTGGTAGTTGTTCCAGTTGAAAAACAACCTGCTTGCGTACATAAGTAAACTACATAAGCTTCATCGATGGCGGCTTTGATTTTCTGCATTTGGTCCCAAAGGTGGGCGGCGAATGCTGATGTAGCGTCGAGGCTACCTAAGTCGCGCAAAGATTCAATTGGAATGTTCTTCCAAGCTGGCATAGCCATGCAATTAAAGCTGTTAAAGGTTACGCATGTGGTTAATGCACCCGCGTCAGCTCCGGCACCGGCACAGTTGAAATCTTCGCACTCCACTGGAGTATCGCAAGAGCCCGTTGCATAGGTGATAGAATACTGGGTGTTTTTGCCGTTGGGCGCACCAATTAATTGAGCTTGTACTTGGGCGCCATTAGCGTCCGACATAGCCATTTCGATTGCTCCGGCTGGAGCGGTATAGCGTCCTAAGCTATAAAGATTGTTCAACACCGCTTGGATGTTAGGAGTGCAATTGTTTGCCATTTCGTTTAAGAAATTTAAGGGTAAAAAAAAGAGGGTGGATTGATACCCGATTGAATAGGTTGGGCAAACCAAAAGAGGTACTATTTTAAATAGGCATAGTTGCCAAGGGTTGTGAGATTACTCTCGGTGTGCAAGTATCTTTTATGAACCGGCGGCTGTCTTTTCCAAGGCGGCTGCAAGTCCAAATGATGCGGGTTTCTTCGGGTCGGGGTTCGGGTCATTACCTCCACCGCCTTCAGCTTTTTTACGTTCGGTTCCTCCGCTTTTCTTAGCGAGGTCGTACTCCGTAACAATATCGTCAACTAAGGCTTCAAATGAATAAAGCGTAGTGTCGTTTTTCTTTAAATGCTCGTCCTCGGTTCCTAACTTATAAAGGCCGATGTTTCCATCTTCTTTAAGCTTCAAGGCGGCACGGTTTGAGATTTGACCACGAATAAGCTCGGCAGCTTTAGCGGCTGGCATCGAGGTCTTTCCGTCGAGTACTTGCATGAGCTTAGTACTTACTACGCCGTCGAGTTTAAATTGTGCAATGGTTTTTTCGGCTTCGCTTTTGTACTTCGTTTCAAGCTGTGGAATGGTCGCTTCGTATTCGTTGATTTTAGCGTTGGCGGTGTCGAGCATTTTTTGTAAGTCCGCTTCGCTCCCGCCTTTCTTTTCGACTATCTTCTCGCGAAGTAACTCCATGGCCTTATCGTATGTTTGGCCCTCGTTTTCGGGGTCGTTCAACACATCTTCAATCTCCTTGTTGGTCAATGGTGTACCGAAAATCTTATTGTTTTTCAATAAGGCTTCTTTCAGGTACTTTCCTTTAGATTGCCCGCGCTCCACTTTCATTTTTTCGTTATACTCCGTTTCCAAAAATGGACGGGCATAGGCTTGGGCTTGTTTTAAGACGTTTTGAATCGCGTCTTGGTTATCATCTTCTGTTGATAATGCTGTGATGGTTTCTTCGATGTTAGTTACACCGAGTGATTTTAATAAGGCTTCGAGTTTTTTAGACATATAGTTGTGTAAATTGGTGAATTATTTGCTTCCACACGACGAACATCCGACGTTTGAAAAGTGATTGAAATTAAAAAAAGTTAGCTTTTTTTTTCATCGGTCAATGGCTCCCAAATGTCCGTTGAATATACCGTACCAACGTGTTTAGCGTTTACGATAACAACGCCTTTGTTTTCCTTGTGTTGGAGCTGAACATAACCAGGGCGAATGTTAGCCGTTTCAACGATAGATGCAACAGGTTGTACCGTTTCTTCTAAAGTTGTTTCTTCGATTGGAGTAGCCTCGATTGGTGTACCATCGATTGGATCGGGTTGTTGTTTCTTTTTAGTCATTTAGCCTAATTTAAGGTTTGGATTGTCTTTTACCATGCGCTCAGCCATGTTACGCTTTACGGATTGGCATAAAATGCGACCAGTGTGGCGGTTGACAATTGCAACGCGTTCAACATTTGGCCCAACTTCTTGCCGTGTAGTAGCGATAGGAGCCACGTCCGTAGCTTGAACATCGAATGTAACCTTCTCGCCAACTGCTTGATTAAATTGGGGCATACCCTCACTCGGTGTTTCGTCAACGAATGGAGTTTGTTCGGGTGCGTTGCTTAATTGAGCGCCGATTTGCTCGTCCGATTTAACTGCTTTTGCTTTCGGTTTGGTACCTTTCGCCATGGTAATAAGTGATTTAAAGAGATTCAAAGTTATTTCGAGTTTGGTTTCTTTCTCACGGGTACGGCGGTATGTGTACAATTGTACCCGCCACGCTTAGCCATAAAGTTTGCGGGCGTAGTATTTGGCATAAAACCTCCCCATGGATGTCGAACGCCATTCACTACATCAACTCTTTTCGCCTTTTGCTTTTCGTAGGTCATTCGAATTTCCTCTTGCAAGTCCTCCCAAGGAATAAACCCGTTTAAATCTCTCACCCAATGTTCGCACTGTCCACGGCTATCTTTTAGAACGGAGCCTATGTAACGTATGCCAGCGGTGTCGATTGCGTTGGCTACGCTGTGGAATTGCTGTCCTTGCAACTGCCCAACGCTATCTCGTGCTGTTTGGGTTACATAGCTTTTTAGTTTACCGCTCGTGTCTTTACCGCCTACAATAAACTCCGTTAAACGCTTTTTGGCTCGTTCAATTGAACCGCCGTAACTTATTGATTCGTCCAATATTTTCAAAATTGGCGTTTCAAAATCTGTTCTTATACCGCTATTAAGTAGCGTCTCCGATGTGAGTAATTTCCATTTCTTTTCTACGTCGGAAAGTTGCAAAGTTGATACATCGAAGCCTCCAACGTTCTTTAATATGTCGGAGCTGTTTATAGTTATCTTACCATAATCGGAAAGGAACAAGCCTACATCTTTGTTATAGCCACTTGCTTGTAATGTGGTCCGAATGGCTTGGGTGAAGCTTAATAGTTGGTCAGTTGACAAAGTACGCACATCGAAGTTACCGCCCGCCGAATTGATGTTATCCATTAAACGGAATAGCTCGTCCAATACCGCTTGTTCTATTTCGGGCATACGCTCGGTAACTCGGCGTATTAGGTCGATTTTGAACTTGTCGTTATCAGATAGGCTCGGCATAGATTGTCTGCGGTACGATTGATGCCACCGCTTCGTTTAGTCGGTTAATTAACGCGCTTGTTTCCATGCTCAAAAAAGCTTCTTCGCCCATATCCCGAGCCATGTTTACGAGTAACTTGTAGCCCTTCTCGTGGAGTATCTTTTCGGCATCGGTGTAAATGCCACTCAGGTACTTCATTTTTAAAGCTTCGCCCGAAATGCCGTACAATGTATCTGCGAAATATAACACGTCGCTAATGCGCTTTTGTAGGCTATTGTCGCGGAATACTTTATTGTTAACAGCGAGGTTTAATTCGCCTAATGTCTGCGGATCGTCGGTTTTTTTTTGTAGGTCTGCGAACTCGTTTACAAGGTCGGAGTCGCTCATTAAATCGAACTGCTTAGGCATAACGACCGAAATCGGACCAGGCTCATTCGATACGTTGACGTACATCGATATGTACTTCAATCCCTTTTCTACTTGCTCGAATAAGAAGTTCGAGATGGACTGCAAAAAGATGTACTGGTCTTTGCGGTCCTCTTGCTTTGCCTCTCCCGATTGTACACCTTCGTTTACCGGGCGAAGGAATAAGCTTTGTTCGGTACGTTGGTAGAACACTTGCCAGCGTTTCAAGTGAAATTCGGGAATACCGATGTCGGGCGTAATAAAGCGAACGTAGTCGGGCATAGTACCGCCGTTTCGCTGTATTGTTTCCTCGGCCACGGTTATGTAGTCGCCGGGGTTATTGGTAATATATCCACTCCCACGGCATGAGGTACACTCGCGAAGTACGGGCGCACCATTTTCGAGCGGTGGAGCTGTTGTATCAAGTATGCGCTTTTGGCCTAAACATGTAGGGCACTCGCTTAGTACTTGCTGTATTTTAGGATAAGAGTAATGTTTGGTAACCGCTTCGTCGTCGTTCATGTTACGGACCAACAAGTCCGCCCAAAATTGAAACGGCTGCATGAAGCTGTTATGGTATTTCCAGCATGGGGTATCATCGAAGTTATGTTGGTACTCGATGTACTCGCCCGTTTTTATGTTGGTTATTTCGGCTTGTATAAATTCGTTTAGGTAGTAAATATTCCCTTCGTAGGTAAAAGCTACCGAGTCTTTATCGCGCATCAAAATGTTTTCGGCGGGAATACAAACCATTTCCGGTTCGGGTTCCTCGTTCATTTCGCGTTCCCCTTCAATGATTACAGCAAAGTAGCCGTAAGGGTTCTCCATAATGAACTCAATCATCTCGCTAAGCTCATGGTGGATTTTGGTGTCCGACAAGTATTGCATTGTCGCCTCGTCCGCATTAATCGAGAAGTTATTAGGCTGTAAAATCGAGCCTTTGCACATATTCAGGAACTTATCAAACAATTCTTTTGCCACGGGAGCATATACCGACAAACGCCAGTTATAATGCCCATCGGCTTCATTCGGGTGTCTGTTCAACAATCGTTGCTTGAACATCATATCGAACTTCTGTTGATACGTTTCGGGCACTACCAACAAGTTCTGCGAGTAGTACGATGGACGTGCGCCCGTCGAATGAATTTGTACAGCGCGCGAGGCTTCCACCTCCTGAGCATGGCGCTCGGGAAGTGGAAGTTTGTTCTTCGCGTTGTACTTCTTAATGAATTGAGATAATTCCATGAAAGTTACAATAGAGGATTACTGAAAAATCCAACCGAGGGTTGAAGTGGCACCGGCGGCTACAATGTCGAGATAAGGAGTGGTCCAATCAACAGGATCGCCCATGAAGGTAACAGCATAGTTTTTAAACTCGATGCGTTGACCTTCTACGTCTGTGTTGAAGCCAGTCCAAAAATCAACCGAGTACTGCATAAATGTACCGTTCGGATTCAAGAACAAGTAAATCTTACCATCGCATGTAACATACCCACGGATAGCCACGGCTTTGTTCTTAACGATGTTCTTGAAGTACAAACGATCCTGGTAAGGCACCGTTAAACCAGCTGAATCAACATCGGTTGCGTTGAAATCTTGCCCGGTCAATTGGCGACTAACCTTAATCGTTGAAGCGGGGCGACAAATTCCTTTGTACTGCTTCGTGGTTGTGGTCGGGTCAGCCCATTGTAAGTCAGCAAGTTCGGGAGTTACTCCGATGTTGCCAGCTGTGATAGCCGCTTCGAACGCTGTTGCCAAGGCCGCGGCGTCATATACGCCCGTCGGGAAATCGAAATCGCACAATCCTAAGATTAAGCGCACGGGAACCTCGTTACGTTGATAAACGTCGCACTGGTCCGCTTTTGTGATAGTTACGCTACCAACACAGGCAGCATTACAAGTTGAAAACATATTTTAATGTTTTAAGTTTGAGAAAATTGGTTGAAGCTTTGCACACCTTAACACGAATAAGTAATCTCGCACTTGCACGAATTCAAAAGTACGTCTAAGTGTTGATAGGTATAGCCTTGTACACCTTGTTGCTGGAATAGTTGGTCGGTATCTTGCAGTAACAAAGGCACGTTGTTATACGTTGTTTCCTTTGCTATCAGCATATTCTCGACCTCATCAGCAAACCACGTAGGCACGGGTGGCGTGTTTAATTTGTACATAGGCGTTCGTTCTGCCTTGATGCTAAAACACTTGTTGTTATAGATTTTCTTCACTTTATTCGCCGAGCGGTCAAGATTGGCGAACATGCGTAAATACAAAATATTTCTGTCTGCGATGTTTGGCACCATTGAACCCGCATGTACATACCCGTTACAATCGGTTTGGCCACTCGGGTAAATTGCACCAATACGGATAGTATCTTTACATCCACGTTCTACGCGAAACGGCTTGGTAAAAAACTCCTTTGTTACGCCCGCAACCGAAAAAGTAACGCTAATTTTCACCCTCCAACAATTGAAATTTTCATGCGAGCAAGTGCTACCTGAGTAGGCTGTGCCAAAGGCTATTGATACGCCGTCTAAAGATACTTGTAAGGTAAGCCCTGGCATTCGATACGGGAATACTAAACGCCCTGGGCGTATCTCTTGAAAAATAGGCGGGGTTTCGTCAACGCCATAAGTAAAGCCACCATCTGCACCCGTAAATGAGTTGTTTATAACCAAGTATTGACCGACGTTAATATCGATATA